GCGTCGCTACGGCTTTCGGCCCACGCCCCGACGCGGCGCACGGCCGTCAGCTGTGCGAAGGCCCCCGACGCCGAGTCGACCTGATCGTCATGCGCGCCAGCCGGGAAGACCTCCACCTCCCGGAGCCAGTCCTCAACCCAAGGGCCGGCCACCAGCTTGATCCGCCCGGCTTCGGCGGCCGCGGCCAGCGGATCAGCGCGGTCTTCCTTGCTCCCGGTCGGGCGGTCCGGGCGCGCTGCGAAGCCCTGCAGGACGGTGCGGCAAATGTCATCGACCACGGCTTTGCCGCTGCTGCCCGGCTCCTGCTCGATCCAGATCGGCACGTCGCGGCCGTCGAGCTGGGCCGTCTGTCCGATCAAGTCCTTCACGCCCTTGGGCGAGAGGCGGACGCGCTTGACGTCCAGGATAAACAGCTCGCCCTCCTTGATGGCCATGAGGGTGCCGACCGTCCAGTCCGGATCGCTGCCTTGCCGAGCCTCGCTGGCAGCCATGTCCCAGTAGCGCACCTTGCGCTCCGGCTTCCAGGGGGGCTGGTCGACGACCTTGAACCACTGGCGCTGGAACATGCCGCCGCCGCGGGGAGCGGGCCGCTGCTGAAGCTGGCCGGCTGACCCGTAACTTCCGAGTCGCGCCTTCAGCTCCGCCAGTTCCTTCTCCCCGATCCGCTCGGGCCAAAGCAGTTCGCCTTCTTTCTTGCGCGGGTCCTCGAAGCCGATACACGTGAAACATTTTCGCTCGGGCTCGAACTCCATCGGCAGCATCAGGTGCTCATACCCTCCCTGCTCGAGCACGTGGCCGGACAGATCCCGCTCGTGCAGCCGCTGCATGACGATCACCATGCCGCCCTTTTTCGGGTTGTTCAGGCGCGTCGACATGGTCTCGTCCCACCAGATGAGCGCTGCCTCGCGCTGCGTGTCAGAGAGAGCCTGCTCGACGTTCAGCGGGTCGTCGCAGATGACGAAGTCGCCGCCCTCACCTGTGCCCGTGCCCCCGACGCTGGTCGCCAGCCGGTAGCCGGTCTTGTCGTTTTCGAAGCGGGTCTTTTGATTCTGGTCAGAGGTGAGTTGGAACCTGTCTCCCCAGTTGCGCTGATACCAGCGCGATTCGATGATCCGCCTGCACTTCAGGCTATCTCGGGTCGCGAGTTGCTGGGCGTACGAAGCGCAGAGCCACCGGGTTTCGGGCCGGTGGATCCACATCCAGGTTGGCCAGAACACGCCGACCGTGAGGCTCTTCATGCAGCGCGGCGGGATGTTGATCAGCAGGCGGGGGATCTCGAACCGGGAGACGGCCTCGAGGTGGTCGCAGATCGCGTCGATATGCCAGTTGGAGACGAACCGGTTGCCAGGCTCGACCACATGCCACGCCGCGCGAACATAATGCCGCAGGCTCGTCTCGCAGTCGGTCTTGACCCGCTCGCGCAGGGCCTCGATGTCGCACTTGGGCAGCAGAAGGGCAATCTCAGGAGCTCGCTTTCTCGATCAGGTCCAGCAGCTTCTGTGCGTCCTCGGGCTCAAGGCGGGAGGGGTCGAGCTCCGACTTCGTGCGGATCGGGCCACCATCCTGCCCGACGATCTCATGGACGCTCGCGGGCTTCCACCTCGCCCGGCACTTGAGCCAGAAGATCATCGCCGCCGTGTTGCCCGCCATCGCCGCCTTGTAAAGGCGCTGGGCAACACTGGCGTTCGCGCGGGCATGGGCGGTGTCCAGCTCCGCGCGGAAATGCCTGCGCAGCGTCTTGCCCGTGATGCCCAGGCAGGCGCAGATTTCGTCCTGCTGGATTCCCGCCGCCGCCATGGTCTCGACCATCGCGCGGTCTTTGGGGGTTGGCTGGTAGGGGGCGCGGCTCATCCTACTCGCTCCTGAGCGCGGGCGACTCAACTTCGATGTCCTTGCCGACCGGCGGCAGGGCGTGTCCCCGCAGATGATCCCGAGGCCCGAACAACTGCGCTTCGGTCAGCCCGGCTTTCAGCGCCCGTTCCAGCACGGCGCGCGCGGCAAGCTCCTTGTCCGCATCCGATAACCGATAGGTCAGGACTTCCCCGCGCATGGCGTCAATAACTGTCTTGGCGCGCTCATCACCCCACGTCGCCAGCCCATCCATCACGCGCTCAAAGGCGCCCCAAACCATCATCTCGACACAGCGGAACCCCCATTGACCCGCCCCGCCCTTGCGCAAGAGGGCCTTCCACGGCGTGCGGTAATCACGAAACGGGTGAACCTCCGCCCACTGCAAATCAGTGAACGGCTTTGGGGACAGCGGATGCAGCACCGGCTTGAACGTCAGGTAGCGCGAGAAATCGGCTTTTTCGATCTGCTCGAAGAAATTGAAGATCGCGTCCCAGTCATCATGATCCTCGCCGGGAATGTCACCGATGTAATAGGCGGAAATCATGCAGACGCGTCCATTGCGCCGGATAAACTCATCCATCTTGCTCAGCAGATAGTCATCGGGCCACCCCTTGCCGACGACTCGCCGCAGCTTGAGGCTCATGCCTTCGATCCCGACGGTTGCCGTATTGCCCGGCACGCGGTCCAAATGCTCGATCCGGACATCCTGCCCCAGATCCCGCTTCCCGTATTTCTCCAGCGCCTGCCACAAATCAGGCCATCGACTATGCATCGTGCGCTCGGGAGCGAACAACGAGACGATTTTTTCGGGTGACTCGGCGATGAGCTTGATGATTTCGTCCGCGTCCACCTCGCGGTAACGCTTTAGTTTTGAGATCGCGCAGAACTTGCACCTGTAGCGGCACCCGCGCGCGATTTCGATTCGCAGCACCTTGCCCTTGCCGCCCTTCTGCACGCCCATGGCGGACGGCTCGCATTCGCGCGCCAGCGGCACGCGCTCCATGCCCTCGCGGTAGACGTTTTCATGCTCAATGCGGCCCGTTGCCGCAAGCTGGTCTAGCAGATCACCCAAACAATCATCAGCGTCTCCGATGAAAACGTAATCGGCATAGGTTGAGACCAGCTTCGGATTCATCACCGCGTGGATGCCGCCAATAATGATCACGGGTCCATTGCCGCCCTTACTGATCCCCGCATCGCGGCAGAACTTCGCAAAGTGAAAAACATCCCGATACCAGAACATCGAGACGAGCAGCACGTCAACACCCTTGACGGTTTCCGCCGTCACCCGGTGCGCCTCGCACCCCGCAAGGCGCAGGCACAGCTCAAGGCCGTAAAGAAAATGGTCCTTGCCGAAAATCAGCTTTCCGAGCACAAGGTCATGCCTGTTTCGCATCGCTCACCTCCAGTTCCGCTCCAAAGTCGTTCGCTATCGCTTCCAGTTTTGCGACGATCTCTCCCCTGTGTGTTATCCAGACGCGCGGCGGAAATTCCAGACTGGCTTTTGGGTTGCGCGTCCTGGCGGGCGAGGGACCGCCATCGTCGTCGTCGAAAAATCCACGCGCGGGCTGCAACCCCTCCCAGCCCAGGTCTATCGCGTCCAGCCCCAGCCCCTCGGTATTCTCCGCCAGCAGCCCAAAATCGATCTCCGCCAGCGCCCCGATCCGGTCATGGCGCGCCAAAATGCGCCGCTCGGCCTCCTCGTCCACGTCAATCGCGATGACCGGCACCATCTCAACACTCTGCGCCAGCGCCTCTTCGATCCGAGCGTGGCCGTCGATGATGCTTCCGGTCCGCTCATTGTAGATCACCGGATCAATCCACCCGTCCTGCTCCATGCTCGCTTTCAGGAGCGCCCTTTGACGCTCCGGGTGCTTGCGGTGGTTCCAGCGGTTGGGTTTCAGGTCGCCCGGCGCAACCCACCGAATCGTCAGCCGGTCTCTGTCAATCGGAATGCTCACTGCTGGCTCCTTGTTTTATAGGCGGGATTTTCGTCTGGGTTACTATGACGCATGGGGTTGTTGGAGCGCCGCGGTCGGAGTTGAACCGCCCTCTCCGGCCTGGTCGGCCGGCGCATCGACACCTATGCTTGCGGCGCGCTTGGGATATGGCTGGGCGAGGGGAGCGAGCTTCGCCCGCATCTCGCCGTCGAGCGGCAGCACGTACTTATGCTTGCCGGTCGTGAGAATCTTCTGCGTTCGCGGATCCACGTTGGCCCGGAGCCAGGCGAGCTGGCCTCGCCAGCCGCGGGCGCTGATCGAGCGGCTGTGCATGATGCGGCCGCGCACCCGGTAGCGGGGCGTTCCCCCGCCGAGCCCCACCTTGCCGAGGTAGAGCCAGCCTGAGGCGGCATAGATCCCGCCGTGATGATTCTCGTCACAGTCGGCGTAGCTCAGAATCAGGCGCAGACCGGGCGACTGGGTCCGGAGCATCTTGACGGCGATCTTGAGGATTCGGCTGACTGGCGTCTCGTGCCGATCGAGGGCCACCCGGGTCAGCTCACAGATCTCGTTCATCGTGAGGCCGAAGCCCTTGCCATAGTTCGGATTGGCCCCG